TACTTCTACCCATTCCATTTTCATAGATAAAAATCTATGTATCATATAATTAGACCAAGTTTTTTTATCCTCTTCTGTTAATGTATTCCAATAATCAGGATTTTGTCGTGTCGTTACCTGATTTAGGTGTTGAAATAGGTTTTTCTTTTTTAATGTTTGACTTTTTCTTTTTTTTATAGTCTGTTTCATAAAATCCTTCACCTTTAAATACTGGTGGTCCTATATTTGAAATCTTCTTATTCATTTCAGTATTACAAAAATAACCCTTAGACTCTTTATGACATTTTATACTTGGAGCATCTATAGATTGTAATACATCTTCTTCATATCCACAACTAGGACAAATATACTCATAAATCGGCACGGAACAAATTATCCTCTTCTGTAGGAGTTTCTTCTATACCAGAACCTTCTAACATTGTCTTAGGAACTCTTCCACAATTCCCACAACTATAAACATCAATAGGTATTAATGTCTCTTCACCTGTAGGTGATACTATAGCTGATAATCTCTTTATAATTGTAGAACTAATAAATAAATAGTTCTCACAATATTCACATTTCAAAGTTTCTGCTTGAGCTAAATCTACTTTAACTTGTGCTTTTGGTAATGGTTTTTTTGGATGCATAGTCATTTCATATTCCCTATATAATTTCGTCTACTAATCCATGTTTTAAACACGTTTTAGCGTCCCATAATAAATCATGTTTCAATATTTCATCAATTTTTCTCATTGGAACTTTTGTATATTCTTTATAAACATTTTTTATTGTTTCCATCATTAAATCTAAATTCTTTTTCTCATCTTCTATTTCAGAATACTTTCCCCATAATTGAGAAGATAACTGATGTATTAACATATAAGAATTTCTACTCATAAATCTATAATCACCAGCAACTGATATAAACGTAGCTGCACTCGCACAAAATCCATCTATATATGTTGTAACAGGAACCTTACATCTTAATATAGTATCCATTGATGAAATACCTGCAGTTATCGAACCGCCCCCTGAATTTATAAATACTTTAAGGTCTGGTGGGTCTATATCTAGATTATTTGATAATGTTAAACTTTTAGATTCTAACTCACCTATCTTTTTATTTAATTCTACTACACTATTCCTATTAACACCAGCATAATAATAAATTTTATTTTCATGAACAGTTATATGCTTTTCTTCAGCTTTTGGTTTTTGTACTGATTTTTGTGGAGGTTTTTTTTCACCCCAATATTTTGTATTCATTATTTTATTACTCCCAATAGTTCTATTAACATAGCCATAACATTGATTTCTTTATCAACTACTTGAGCATCACTTAATTCATATTTTGCAATTATTAAAATACATTCTGCTATATGTCCTTGTCCATAAGAATCAACTTCATCATATAACAGTCTAAACAAATCAGCATAATCTGTAATCTGTGAATCTGTTATTAATTGTCTTATGTTTTTAAAGGCGTTTCTTTTATCTTGTATTTTAAGTATGTCTAATAAATTTAATTTATAATCATTTTGAATAATACTACCTGTATCTAATTTTAATTTACCACTTACAACATTTCGTTGAGCTGAATTTATAACTCTACGAATATCAGGATAACCACTATCTACTAATATTTTTATATCCTCTAGGTCACTATTTACATTCTCTTCAGTTAAAATATTATGTAGTTTCTGAGCTACTTCCTTTTTACTCGGAGGAATAATTTGAAATAACTGACAACGACTTTGAATCGGGTCAATAATTCTCTCTACATAATTACAAGTCAATATAAATCTACAATGTTTACTAAATGTTTCCATAAGATTTCTTAATGCTGCCTGTGCATTAGGTGTAATATAATCACACTCATCTAAAATAATCACTTTTAAATCTTTAAACCCTACAGTAGATGCAAAATGTCTAACCTTATTACGAACTGTATCTACACTATTCTCATCCGACGCGTTAATGTATAGATAATCACATTCAATATTCTTTACAAGAATTTTAGCTAAAGTAGTTTTACCTGTACCCGCTTTACCATATAAAAGTAAATGAGGTAAATCATTATTTTGTAAATAAATAGTTACTTTACTTTTGAGATGTTCATTCCCAATATAAGTATCTAAAGAATACGGTCTATACTTTTCTACCCATAAAGTATTAGAATTATCCATTATGCTAATTCACTTGTTCCTACTAACCAATAAGTAGACGAATAATTATCTATCTTAAAAGATATTTTACTTAGTCCAGCACTACTAACATATAAAACAGCGCTTTCACACTCTTTATTCGCTAACAATATCTGACTAAAATATTCTGCGTTAAATGAAACTTCTTTAATATGTTGAAAATCTTGAGTATTTACAGGTATAGTAACTCTATCAGTTAAAGTTAATGAATGTCCTATGACTAACTTAGTAAAATTATTAGCAGTTATTACTGTAAAAGTTGTAGCGTCTTGTAAAGCAGATTTACCGCCTATAAATTTATTTATTACAGTAGGGGTAATATGTATACTTAATTCAAAATCAGGAATATTTTGTAAGTCTGGAGGTTCATTTATAATCGAAGGATCACTTAATACATAATCTACTGAAGATACATTATCAGCTATTTTCATTGACAACGATTTTTCTTCTGATTTAGTAATCGAAAAATTAATATCTGTATCCATTATTGCTAACAATTTTAATAATCGTTCTGTATTATAAATACCTATATGTGCGTCTTCAAAATCCCATTTATCTAATTGTACCACTCCTAACAAAGTCTTATCGTCTGATACAAATCTTGTATTTAATTTTTGATTTACATTATCACTTTTTAGTATTACCGACTCTGCTATCCCATTTAAATAATATTTATTGATAAAACGTACTAAGTTCTGTTTATCCATTATAACTTCTCCTGTTGTTTGTAACTATATATACATATATATAAGTTTGTTTGTTCAAAATCAAAAAAATCTTTCTATTGTTTTAGTGGCGTCTGTAGGTTCACTCCACTTCATACTTTTATATAATCTCATAATTTTTTTATACAATGCTTTAGTATAAATTTTATCTGGATGTATATACTCTCTAATGAAATCTAATACTTCAAGAGGATCTTCATACCCTTTATACGCTATAGTTTCTATACCTAAAGGATTTTGTTTTAAATACACCCATTTAATCTTTTCTCCATTAGATATTTCAGAATACTGTCTTGAAATCTTTTTATATTTAAGAAAATCATTATAATGTAAAGCACTCTTAACGTGTACTGGTGTTCTTGAATAATATGATTTAAACATAGAACCCTCTTTATTTCTATATTTATGTAGACCTTTTACACTTATTGAAATAGCGATTTTATTAAAATCCATTAATTTCATACTATTTCTAAAATTAAGAATAAATTTATCTAACTCTTTCTTGGGAACATTCATTAAAATATCTTCTATTAATTTATTTAACATAACTCTCATAGCATCGGGAAAACTTGACCTAACCGTATCTAACCCTCTTACTAACATTTTATTAACTCTTTTACCGTTATCATTAATAATTTTAAGTCCATATCTTTTCTTTGTAACAAACCACTCTTAGCGATAACTTCTTGTTTAATATCAAATCTATGTTTATCTAAATTACAAAACTTTTTAGCAAAATAATCATAACCTCTATTTAAATAACTTTGTACTTCATCTGCTATATTCAAAATAACTTTAGTCATTTGAATATCACTACTCATATCTATATCAGGATGTCTTTTTTTAATTAAAGGTGTCGCTGAAAAAAATACTGAATCAGTATCTATATAAATACAATAATCTTCTGTATCATTAAGTTCTCTATTATAATACGCGTTCCCCGCTTTTTTAGTAAATTTAATCAATGATTGTCCTGTATAAGTAACCGCCTCAGCATTATCTAAATCATAAAATCTAAATACTGGTAAACCTAAAACTCCATATAAACTATTCAAAACAATTTTCTGTAAATGTTGTCTTCTATCAAAATAATCTGATTTTACCTTATCTCCTTCTTCATGAAATTTTTTAGATAATTTACGATATTCAACTCTCTCATCAAACCATTTTCTAAGTAAAGCGGGTAATAAACCGTCTTTATCTGTACGATATATTACACCATTAGTGGCTATACCTATAGATTCATTTTCAAACATTTTTTTCAATTCTGTTTCAGTATATCTATTAATTAAATTCCCTTTATTAATAAGTGAATATGTTTTTCTATTATCTTTTTTTAAAAATTCTTCAGGGTTCCAACCTTCAATTTTACCCAATTTAGTTTCAGGTGAAATATTTAAAGACATAATACAAGATGGATACATAGAAGTAATATCTAAATCATATACCCAATCATGTTTACCTCTTTGTGGGTCTTGTACATGGGCTCCAGCGAATTGTTCATCACTTAATTTTTTAAGTCTCGGTGATTTATTTGGAGCGACAATACTATTTTTTCGTAAATATACTAAGATAGCCCCTTCAAGATATCGTGAACTCATAAATACGTCTTCATATGGTATATGACCTAAATGAGCTAACCCTCTAGCTATTTCAATAAAATCTAATTTATCATCAAGTTTCTTAACTAGTTTAACATCCTGTAAATTGTATTGTACAAATTTTTCTAAATCATTTTCATATAAATCATTTAATGTTCCTTCATAAGAAACTTTCTTTTCACCGACTTCATATTCACATATATCATCTAATCTATAAGATGGTCTTTCACTAAAAGTATATTTTCTATATAACGCCAAATAATCTAAAATACTTACTCCCGCTATTTTATATCTATTGTGAAAATCACTCCAATAAACTTGGTGTATTGGAGATAATAAATTAGCTACATTCTGTCCTAAAATTTGACACGCTCTATTATACAAATAACTAACATCAAAAAATTCTACATTCCAACCTGTTAAAATTGTTGGTTGTATTTCAAGATACTTTTTAAAAAACGCATTTAATAAATCATATTCATCTTTAAAAAATACTATTATATCCCCATTTGTTCTCTTAACATCTGTTTCTAATTTTGATGATGGGTCTAATACATAACAAAAATATTTATTTAAAATTGGATCATCAAATGCTATTGAAGTTATCTTATTTTCCGCTTTTTTAATATTCGGAAACCCTTGAGTTACTTCAACTTCAATATCAAATGTTAAAATTTTATGTCCTTCTGAAACTTCATCTGAATCTGTATAATTATCAACTAAAACTCGAATTTCAGGATTAACATCTGATTCAAACATACCGGGTTGTTCTTTATCCCACTTATTTACTCTTTTTAATTTATCACCATAAAGAGAAACATAAGTTCCAGCTCTATTTTTAACATAAGCGTATTTTTTATAACGAAAAATTTGGTGTCCAAACTTATCATCCCAAATATGCATTTTGTTTACTCTTCTATCATAAAATATATTTTGATACAACTATATAATTTCCCAATTTATTATGTCTAAATATACGAATAAAAACCTATACTTGTCAAGTACTTTTTTAGTAAAATGGGGGATATATTTCAATCCCCCAAATTAACTATTTTAGAAATTGACAGACAATCCTATGTTAAAGGTTCTTGGTAATCCAAGAAACACTTCAGCGTTATGTGCTGCGTGAGTTTTACTTCCGTAACTGTTATATTGACTGTGATCTACTGCATCCTGTATAAAGGTAGCATCTGTTGCATTGAATATATGAGCAAAAGCAGTTAAATCATACCCACCAATGGAAGGTAGTTTGTATGAGCCATGGAGATCTATTTTAGAATATCCAGGAGCTTTCCATACTTGTTCTCTATCTGCATCTGCATCTGAACCATTATACTCTCTAGCATCAGGACTCCAATCTGAATAATTCTCACTATAAGAATTATATATAGCTTGTAGTCTTAATCCAGGTATTGGATTAATAGTTGTCTTAAAGACAAACCCTGTTTGAGGTTGATCACCTACAAACAATCCATCAAGTGCATATGTGTAAGGTGTAGTTTTCTGTCCGATAACTTGACCTTGATCATTGAACTCATCTTCTTGATAGTTACCATCTGCATCACCTGCGAACTTCCAAGTACCAACACTTACTGTTGCATCTAATCGTACTTTTTCATGTACTTGAGCAGAAGCTTCTAGCTCTACTCCTTTGTGGTTTTGATTTATACCACTAAGAAAGATTACATCAGTATCACCACTTGAACCTTGTCCAGATGTTACAGATTTGGTAAGATTTCTATCTTGCCAATCTGTATTATATGCGGATACTTTTACTGCATAATTACCAGAACTCCAATTAGCACCAGCTTCTGAACTAATGAATTTCTCATTAGAAGGATCTGAAGCAACTGTACCATCATAATAGATTACATTATCCATAATTGGCGGTTTTTCTGCAATACCAAAGTTACCAAAAACACTAACGTCATCAGTAACATCATACATTGCTCCACCTTTCCATTGTAATGTAG